ATTATATTATTATCATTATCATTATCATTATATAAATTCATCTTTTTTTCAAAAAAATCTATAAATTCATCTGATGAAATACCTAAATATTCAATTGAATGATTTTTTTTAATTAAAGTTGAATTTTTAAAAAGTCTTGTTATATTAACTCTTTGTAAATTTATTAAATATAATTTAAAGTTACATTCTTTACAAGTTGTTTTTATTCTATTATGTTCACAAATAGAAGAACCTTTACAATCTTTACAAGTTGATCTAATTTTCTTATGTTCACAAAATGCACTACCTTCACATTCTTTACATTGTGATTTTATACGATCATGTTCACAAATAGAACCACCTTTACATTCTTTACAAGTTGATTTTATACGATCATGTTCACAAATAGAACCACCTTTACATTCTTTACAACTTAATCTAATTCTTTTATGTTCACAAATAGAACTACCTTTACATTCTTTACATGTTGATCTAATTCGATTATGTTTACAAATTTGACTACCTTTACATTCTTTACAAAATGATCTGATATTATTATGTTCACAAATAGAGACACCTTTACATTCTTTACATTGTGATTTTTGACGATTATGTTTACATTTATATTTAATTCTAAATTCTTTTTGCCTATTTTTACATTTTGTACAAGATTTTGATACTAAACCAGAAGGTAATATATCATTATCTGTTGGTTTCCAATATGATTTACAAACAGTACATTTAGGATTTGGTGTAATTTGTATATTCATTTATATATGTTTATTATACTTTATTATTCTTTATATCATAATTTTCACAAGAAATCATAATTTTCACAAGATTATAAATATATTTTGATAAAATATAACAGAATGAATTTTTCCAATAAATATTTTAAAAAGAATGATGAATACTATACTTCAAAAAATATGTGGGAAATGATAGTACAATTTATTCCGAAAGATAAAATTTTGTGGGAATGTTTCTATAGTCCTTTCTCTAAATCTGCTGAATATTTAAGGGAGTTAGAATTTGAAGTTGTAAGTGAAAATATTGATTTCTATAATAATAATTTAGGTGATATCATTATAAGTAATCCGCCTTTTTCTGACCTAAAAAAAATAATGATAAGGCTATATGAAATAAATAAGCCATTTATATTAATAGTTCCAATTAGTAAAATTTGTTGTAAATATATGAAAATATTCAAAAATAAAATCCAAATTATAATACCACCAAAGAGAATTAATTTCATTAAATGTGACTTAAATGGTGAAATTATAAAACAAGAAAATACTTCAAATTTTGATTCTATATATTTATGTTATAAAATAAATTTAGATAGTGATATTGTTTTTTTATAGGAAAATTGGATTTTCTGTTAGAAGTTTATAATTATGTTTAGTCATCTCTTGATTATGAAATTTTTCTTGAAAATGCATAAATTGATTATTTGCTTTATTAATAATATTCCTAATATCATTATTTGTATAAAAATCACAAGTTTTACCATTTTCATCTTTGTACATTTTACGAAATTTATTCAATTGAATATCATCTAAAAATTCACATTTTTTTAAACTTTCATAGTACCGAAGATCGAACATTGATAATATATATATCTAAAATTTTATGTTTATATCATTTTTTTAATAAGATTTATAGTAATATAATGGTTCTATTAACAATTGATTCCAAGCTGATTTAATGTTTTGTACTCTCATATAGTCACAAAAGATTTTCACTTCTTTATTTTTAATGTTAAAAAATGCTATAGATGAATTATAGTCAAGTTCTTTACAAAATCCATTTTTTTCATAAAATTCAAGATTATTGACATCTTTTATACCTAATGGAATTATAATATATTGATCTTTTTTTAATACATTTTGTTTAATGTGATGTATTATTTTTGTACCTTCTCTTTTTTTTTGATACAATTTATCTATTAAAAGAAATTCAATGCTTATTCCGCTTTTTTTTCCTTTTATTTCTTCTTTAGTAATTTTATTTGTACACCAAAAAGGAGTTTTATTTGCTCTAATCATTAATACAAAACCAATAATTTTTTTTTCTTTTAAAATAAACAAACCTATCATTTTTTCTGTTTTATCTAATACATTAATTGTATCGTAAAATAACAATATTTCTAATATGTAAAAATTATTTCTTTTGCATAATTTAGTAATATATTCAATATGTTTATCATTATTGTAATCAATTTTTAAATATGTTGTATTCATTTAATATATATATATCTAAAATTTTATGTTTATATCATTTTTTCATACAATTTTATGTTTTTCATACAAATTTCATAATGTTATGAAATTTCTATAATTTTTCATAAGATTTTTCATAAGAAATATCATCTATTATTATATATCTTCATCTTTTAATATTTAATATAAAAAAGAGATTTTTATTTAATAGAATAAGAAAATGAAAAATAAAAGGTAAATAAAATGTTATGAAAAATCTTATGAAAAACGATTTTTTTTTTGAAAATAAAAAATATATTATTTTCATTTCAGATAAATTTGATGATTTCATAGAAATTTTCATAGAAAATTAATTGAAAAAAAAATAAAATTAAAAGGTGATTTTGACTTTCTATGAAAGAATTATAAATGTTATGAAAAATTTTCATAACATTTTGTATATTTTCCTAATTTTTTTCATAACATTTTATTTATCTATCAAATGTATATTTTAATTGGTTATTTCTTCATCGGAATCATCTAAAAATTCAATAGGTTCAATTATCAATTCTTCTTCTAAATCGGGATCATAAATTATAATAGGTTCATCTATTTCATTTCTATAATTAGCAACCCATACCAAAATTTCATCTTTATTGAATAGTAAACATTTAAATCTGTTTTTTACTATTTTTATAATTCCTGATGATGTAGTAGTGATATTTTGAATAAATGTATCAAATGGATAAGAAGTATACTTATAAGCTAAACATACTTTAGCATAATCAGTGTATAAATCTTTTTCTTTGATACAAAAAGTGATTTTTCCATTATACTTTTGATATTTATGTTTTTTATCATTAATAAATACATTATCTTCATTTACAATATGTGAAATATATTTAATATAATTTTTTGTATTTAATGCAATCTGTTTCCTGTAAGCTTTGGTAATTGGTCTGTTTTCCTGAAATTCCATAGTTGACCAATTACATTTTACTTCTTCTCTCATATATTTAATAAATAATGCTGCAGATTGGGTGTCTTCTAAACAAGAATGCAAGTTTTGAAAGTATTCTTTGTTACCTTTCATACACCCAGAACTTTCAAGAATAGCAAACCTCCTGTCTTTATCATCAATATCAAGAATATTAATATTATTAGTTAATAATATTGGATTGACATAATTTTTACAATTGCAACTGTCAATTCCTTTTTGTTCTAATGTTATATATGGTTCTGTAATTAAATTTTTGAAATCTTCCATAAATTTTTTGATTTCACCTGATGCTTCTTCTATTACAAGAAACATACAATTTTTTAAAATAGAATTAAATTTTGTAAATATTTTTTCGGTACCTCTAGTAGTAACAAATAGATCAATACCATAAATACATTTTCCTAAAAAATTAGTGAAAGAATTTCTACCAGTTCCATGTTCTTTACTATAAAATACCAATCCTACTTGTGGCCGTTTATCCGGATATTTTATGGTTTGAGCAATCCATTTTAAAAAATACTGATAATGGTCTTCATCATTATTACAAAATACCATTTTCATATGGTTTAGTATAGGTTGAATTTTTGTATAATCACAATCAATTTTTAATTCTATTCTATCTGCTTTAAACCCTTCAAATAGATTTTTATAATATTTTTTTTGAGTTTCATTTAATCCACCAGGACTGAATATTAATCCTTCATATGTTAATCTGTGTTTATCAAGTAACCAATGATTTATAAATTTTATTTCAGTTAATTCTGCTTTTTCTTTACCTTTACCTTTTTTATAAATATTACAACTTTTATTTTTATACATTGTAATAAGTTTAGCTTCTGTTAATTGCTGATTAAAATCATTATTGCTTGTTTCTTCTGTAATAATTCTTGGTAATAATGGAATTCTATAAAAACATAAAGGATTATTTATGACAATTACATTTTTTTCAAAATCAATTTTCATTTCATCGTATGATGGTATAATATTATCATCATAAAATTTTAAATTATCTTCTTTTAATCTTAGTAATAATTTTTTTTTCCCAACTTTATATTTACATTTTGTATCATTAAAACATAAATTTTTTATTTTTTTATCAACTGATTTATAATCATAAAAACCAGGGCTTGTTTTTGAGAATTCATGTGATAGTTCTAATATTTGAGAATTGGTCCAATTAGATGATTGACCAATATTTGCAATAATCATCAAAATTTCCAACCAGTCATTATAATGTTTTGATCTATTTTTACTTAAATTATTAACGTAACTTTTAATAATTTTATAATCTTGAACATTATCTTCATTTATTATCTCATCGTTTCCTTCATCAATTTCAACAATTTTAATAGATTCATTAATATCATTATCAATTGGTCCAGATGGTATATTACATATAAATTTTTCAAATTTATCATCAATATATGTAATAGCTGTATCAAATATAGTATATTTACTGGATTTATCAAAAAATTCTAATGGTTGCATTTGTTCACAATCTTTAATTTTATTATTTGGTTTTACTCCACCTAACATACAAATTTTATTGCTACCGTTTCTATATACACTTGTATCAAATAATTCTAAAGATATTTTATCATTTTTTAAATGATGAATTAAAACTTGTTTTATTTCTAAAGGTGTAGTTATAACATTATTTACTATGAATCTTAATGATATTTTATATTTTTCTGTTTCATTTTTAATAATTTTTCTGGTTGGTCTCATAAGCTCAATTACATCTTTATCAATATAAATTTCATTTAATATTCGAACACATTTTATGTTTAATAAATCAATAGTATCTTTAATTTCTTTTTTAGTAGATTTAAAATCTAAATATTGATCTACATCAAAAAATGGTTTAACATCTTGATCTCCTGTGTAATATTCAAATATTATTGGTAAATTATTATTTTCTTTAGTAATTTGTAATTTGTATCTTTCAAATTCTGTAATAGACTTAATATATTTTATATCTGTTGATTCATTTTCTTTCTTAGAAAAATAATTTATAACTTTAATTTTATTCATTAAGTTATTCTTAATTGACATTTTATTATACGTAATATTTTAATTTATATATATCTAAGATATTATGTTTATATCATTTTTTATTTAAAAAAAATTGATTAAAAAAATAAAAATATTGTAAAATCCTT